ACCCATTATTTTATAATCTCATCCTTGCCATATTGATCCCAATCTGTGAAGCGATCTCTTCCCAGAAGGTCCTGTAGGTTATGGCACCAAACCCCAGGATTAGTTGCTTTAAAATCTTTGTCGTCGATCTTCAATGTAGCATTATAACCGAGTTGATTAATATAAGGTAATTTTACACTAATCTGCGGAATAAATCTACGCTTTTCGGTTAAACCGCTCTCGAGCAATCCTTCCGTTTCCTTAACATCAAAGTCAAGCGTACACCAGAAACCGTCTTCTGCATCTAGACAAACGTAGATCATATCTTCCCACGGACGCCAAGTTTCTACATCATTAACGCCATTAGTTTGGAAACTTTGATTAGCACCAAAATAGATATGCTTGCAGTTATGATTACGTGCAAGTTCCATAATAACATATGGGTCGTGAACACCTACAACAAATAAGGTCTTCATTCCAAATGCAGGAGTGCGTTCAATCTCCACACCAGTGAAGAATGTAATACCTTCGCTGACTCCGTCTGTGTAATCACGCTTCATTCATTTTCCTTAAAGTCAATAACATTGCCATCTTCGTCGGCTTGGATAATACGACGATAACCGTTTTCGCCTTCAATCACAATAGGACCCCAAATCCACATTTCGCTATCACTAGAAGACCAATCTCTGCTTTCTAGTGCATCGTAATAGCCATCTTCTTCCATTGCTTCTTCAATTTCTGCTTGCTCATCTTCGTCAATGTCATCTGGCCATTCTACGTCTGCCCAACAACCGTCAAAGGTTGATTCGAGCTCAACTTCTTCAATATTATTATAGTAGCAGTTGTTAATATCTATGCTGTCTTTAGATCCATCACCGCCTGGTACATAATCAAACTCAAACTTTGGCGGGTTTCCATCGTTAGTATAAACAATCCAAGATCCTCCACGCCAACCAGTTTTGTGAATAATTTCTTGTCCGTCTTTAGTAAAGTGTTCGTGTTCTTCAATAGACTTTTTGTAGTATGTACTTACAGTCCAAGCGGTAAGTTCTTTCTTTTCTGTAGTTTCGTCGCTACTATATGATGGTGAGGTATCGTCTGATGAAAAAGGCCAAGTTGCCATAATTATTTTTCCTTTTTAGCAAATAATCTTTTAATGGACTGAATTAAATTATAGTATCTAAAATGATAATTGTCAAGAAATGCTGAGCTCAAAAGAGGTTCTCTATGCGGACATCTTCCTTGATTCCAATCACAATTTGGTTGAATTTGTAAATTACAGGTTTGGCATTTCATTCTTCCAACCCCGCCTGTTTTGCCCTTAGCATTTCGATCTCATCTTTTAAAAAGAGTCGTTTCTTTTTAAGTTCGTGAATATTCTCTTCCCCAAATATTCCTGTTCTTTCCATATCGTCTACTTTTTTATCAAGCATACGATGTGCTTCTTCCAAGTGCTTAATTCTATTTTCGTACATATTAAACCTCTTCAAATAAAGTTGTGAACATCTTATTTGTATAAGAATATTTCTTTTTGTGATCTCCAAACATTTTACTTTTTTCGTTATGGCAATTTGCGCACAAGATTTTTAAATTGTCTGAAGATGTATTGCCTTTATCACCGTCGTGATGATCTATGGTAAGACTTCTATACGGATCTCTACAAAACCATCCAAGGTATCCTGATTGGTTTTCGCATCCTTTTGATTGCATCCATTCGTCCACTTCAAACCTTAACACAGTTCTATGAAGATTGCAAAAAGTTTTCCATTTCCAGGTAGGTGTACCATCTTTTTTAACATAACCTTTATGGTACCCTACTTGAGTATTGCAACCGGGTAAACTACATTTAGGAGCGTGATTCCTAGATAGAGATCGCATTTTAAGCCTTATTCAACTTTTAAATTATCCAACTCTTCGTCTTCTCTGTCGTCAGTCCAAGGAACTTCAACAGTTCCATCTTCTTTGACTTCATCAAAAAGACTATCTACAATGTTAGTAACACCACCACGTAGACGAGCACCTTCTAAGTTTTGTAAAAATCCAAGACGTTCTGCTTCAGCAATCATTTCAAATGCTTCTTCTTTAGTCTTGAGTTCAAACAATTCTTCAACAAATCTATTAAAATACAGAATGTTGCGCGGTACCCATTCTGAGTATTCATCACTTTTATCTGCATCTTTAACCTTGCGCCAGTGTCTCCAATCTGGTCTGTGACTTGCATATTCAATATCTGCTAGATTATTAGATCTTTGAACAGCACGAATGTGACATTCAACATTATGACCCATCATTAGAGCATAGGCAAAACTATCCCAAGAAGTTTTACCTTCTTTACCAATCTTGTTTAACATTCCCGGTGCATAGTGGCAAATATCAGCGACTGTAAGTCTGCGACCAAAATCGGATTCGAAAGGAAAAGGTATATCGTGCCGTCTGGCAAGACTCTTATTGTCCGGGGCTTTATCCATGATAACAGAGAATCGCTTATTGGTATGTTGGGCGTTAGTATATACCAATCCGTGAGCTGTTGCGATGAAAGGTGATGCGCAGTCAAAGGAAATTGTGAAGTTTTCATTTACGTGCTTTCTAATTTGACGCTGAATGCTTGTTAGATAACAAGCCCAGTCCAACTGTGCAGTACCCAAGAAGTGCATCCAATCCTTGCCTTCTAGCATACCGTCAAACCGCATAGTAATCAGTCTACGTAGTGTAATAGGCATCTTACACATATTAGCACCACCCATAGCCCATCCTTCTGCGGCTCTGTCTCCGTACTTGCTAGTATCGGAGTATTCTTTTACACCCTGGTACCACGCTTCTGCGTTTTCCCAGTTACTACCCTGTAAAACATTTAACAGTTTAGTACCGCCATCTTTTGCACCTAAACGATTTTGAATAAAATATTCATTGTTAAATCTTGTTTTATCTAAACAATCTTGAAATGATTTTAAACCTGTCTTTGGACTATGAATATGGTCACAAGCCCAGGTCGGAACGTCTAGCATCATTGACCAATCAGCAGTAACATCTAGCCAAGTTAAGATCTTTTCGCGAGTTTTATTTGCTTCTGAGCCTTCAAAATTTTGCCAGTCGAACTTAATAACACCTTTACCGATCTGATAACCGCCTGAATCACCTAATATCATAGTAGCGTTACGATCACGTTGTTGAATCATAGATTCTTGTGTGATACTTTTATTAATGTCTAACTGTGCGTGACCTGCTGAATACAACGCATATTTGTAATAAAAATAGCCTTGCTCTGGATTCAAGAAGTTCATACCTTCAATGCCGCGATCAAATCCTTGAGGAACGCGATCGTCTGGAATAAATTTTTCTAAACGTTGTTTTGCAACGTATGTAGAATAGAAAGAACTAATAGCAGGTAAGTAAACCGCATAGTCTTTCTGTAATGGTGTTAAATCAACTGGTTGTTGTTTCATAATCTCTCGCTAAATGTGCTGTAAGTTCTACTCTTGTCTTTGCCTGTTCTAATTGGTCTAATGCAATGCGAACTGCTTCGTTAGTTGTTGCTAACTTGTACCATTCTTCTTCTTGCTTCATACGTTTAATAGCCCAGTCAATGGCTTTTTCTGCGTCATTATTTAGGCCTACGTTTGCAGACCCTGCATAAATCTTCATCCACGTATGGCCATCAAATACTTCCATATCGCTGCCGTTTAATCTCAACATACCTTGAGAAGGATTTGACATATTAGATGACACATAGGGAAGCGAACTTCCCCCTGCGGCATACATATGTTTGCTGGAACTACTAACGTTATTAATCATTAGGCCGCCTGTGCTGGAATAATGTATTTGTATGTTGCCAATCCGCTGTCTAGAGTGATTTGGATAGCACCTTCATTTGACAAACTCATCTTTGTGTTGTTGACATCGGCAATCTTAAGAATGCTCAAGATTGGAAGCACCGGCCAAGTCCAACCACGATCCAGTTTACCTGCAACGTTCTGTGCAAAAATAAACTCACCGCCGTGTGTGCTTGCATCACCAAAGATAAATTTCAAATTGCCACCGTCAGTTTTTGCAAGGAATGTTGGATGTTCGCTGTTAGCACCAGCTTGGAAATTAAAACGCTGTACAGCAGCAACGGTTGGCTCTAGTTCAACATCCCACTTAACACCGCGGAACTTAACAGTCTTCATCTTTTCGTTGATGATTTCCTGATTCATAAAGCGATAGTCGTTGCGGAAATCGCCGTCTTTGTTTTCAAAGTGGATACCGACGGGGATAGTTTCACCATTACGTTCTGCTGATGTGATAGTAATTTTTGCATCATCCTTGTATTCGCTGCCATCTAACAAATATTTCAACTTGTTAAGTTGCGGCATACCAAATACACCAATCATATCTGGATAAGGATTAGCAGTTTCTGCATCCATAATAACTGAACGGTCATCTGCCATTGAGTTAATTGTAGTCTTTTCTTCTGTGCCTGTAACTTTGACTGTGGTTAAAAAGCCTAGGTTTTGTGTATGTGACACAATGTCTTGTAAAATGTCTTTCATTTAGATATCTCCATGTATATTAAGATTATATTTAGATCGTGAATAAAAATCAACCTTGAAATCACTCAAAATCAAATAATTTGCTAAAGGTATTATCATTTCTAGTAGAACTGATATCCCATTCTAGTACTCCAATTAAGTTTTCTAATTTTTCATCGATAACAGTAGTTTCCATCAAACCGTCATCGAATGGTAAATCTTTAAACCATTGAGGTAAACGTAGTTCGTCTACAGGATATGCTACTGACGTATATCCCATAGGATTGTCTTTTAATTTGCAGACAATGACTTTTGCTCCGTCGACGATTTGCATTGAGTATTTGTCGTCGTAGAGGCGTTTGAGCGTATTCCAATTAAGGCTTGCTCTAACATGACCAGGCATATTTGCCTTGCCAGCTTTCTTCTCTTTACTGGCGTATTCTGTAATGTTGTTTGCACGTTTTGGTGATCCTTTCTCCCATCCTGGGCGTGTTTTAAAATCTGTTCTAAAGTCTGTAATAAACTCTAGTACTTCTTCTTGCGGAGCTCCATTAAGAACTTTTGTAAGTACGTCACTTAAAAAGTCTTGGATAACAACCGGGGTATCTGACCTTTTGAGGTCAAGCCCCATTGCTTTGATCTTGCCTGGCTTGCCATCGACGTCTGCCCGCTTTCCTTCTTTGTCGTAGTAGAGCACGGCATATCGTTTCTTTGTGATGAATAGTCCTTTGGAAGCAACAATCTCGCGACCTGCTTTGATGACCTCTCCTCGAGATTTTGGAACGTGGAAGGCATCTTGCATGAATTTGACGAAAGTACCATTTACAGTTTCTCCTATAGTGTCATAAAGTTCAACAACGTTTTCCTTATTCCAAGGAACAAGGCCCTTCTCAATGTCTTTCTTCAGCGTTGAATAAGCTGAAAAATAACAAGAGTCTGTGTCACCGTAGATCACTGATTTGCCAACGTGATCATATTCTCCGGTAATAATTTCATTAACTTTACTTGCCATATGTTTGGCAATCTGACGTCCTGTAAGCGTAGTACTTTGACCAATTCTATTATCAAAGAAACGGCAACCTGGGTTAAGAATAGCACCGTACAAACTGTTTAGGTTAATCTTCTTAACTAGTTGTCGTTTATCCCAGTATTCTTCTTCAACAGTATTACCTGCCTTGATGCATTCTTTAAGTTTGGCCTGCATCTCTTTACGTTCTTTGTACCAACGTGCTAACAGACCTGGAATGATACCTTCTACTTCATAGGTAAAGATAGTTCCATTTGCTGAGATCATCCAAGGTTGGTTGCTTTCAAAGATTAAATCATAGATTTGTGCGGCCGACAGGGTATCACTACCGCCGCCTTCCCAGTCGATGGTAATTTCTCGACCAACTTCTTTGTTCATAACAGAAGTATATTCTAATGATCCAAATATTCCTTCCCAAGCAGCAGCAAATGATTTACCCTTGCCCATTTCTGTTTCAAGATGTGCTTTGGTACCATCTGCACGTAGTTGTCCTACAATAGTTTCCGGGCCCATATTCAGCGCACGAATCGCAGACGGATACAGTGAGTTAATATCTAATGAGCCAATCCACTCGTGGATGCCTTTCTTTGGATATGCAACATAAGCGCCAGCGGCCTGTGTGTCTCCTTGCTCCTCCATCTTTTTACGATTAGGAACAATCATACCACGACGGTGAGCTTCATTAATAATGGCTTGTTCAGTTACGGCAACAGCACCCATTGTTGTCTGTAGCAGAACTGTGTTTTCGTGTGCAATCTTGTTGGACAGGTCTAGGAATTTTAGTTTCTTATCTAGTTTGTCAAGTAGTGCAGTATCTTGTCTGTTATATTCAATAAACTTTTTAAAGTCATTGTTATATAATTGATCAAGCGTTCCCTCGTAGGCAACCTTCTTTTCACCAACTTCCATTTCACCGATGGCATCTAATCGATAGGTGTGTCTTTCTTCATATGTGTATTTTCGATATAATTCTAAATAGTCCATATGCACACGACCGATAAGATCATATGTAACAGCAGTCTTTCCGTACTTTTCGTATTCACGTTTCTTAGGATAACAATCCCACAAACAGAAACGTTTAGTATCCTCTTTGCTTAGAACTTTAATAACACGATTTACAGTATACGGAATATCAAAACCTTCACTGTTCCAACCAGACAACACATCAGCATCTTGAATAAGATCTAAAAATGTATCCAACATATCTGCTTCGTTGTCAAATAACATCGTGTTAGGAAATTCTTCGACAGCCTTTTGAGCTTCTTCCATTGACATTGTCTTTGGAGGAATAGCAAGACATACAAGTGTGTCCAACCATTGCAGGTGAACAGCAATTGCGGTAATTGGCATAAATGCATCATCAGGCGAAGCGTAGCCACGTTCTGGATCAAAATCTACTTCAATATCGAAGTAGGCTGCATTTAGTTTCGGCGCATCAATGTTTAGATAATGATCTTCTAAACAACGAAAGATTGGATTAATATCTGATTCGTATAGTTTTTTGTTAGAATGAATTGCAAGTTCTTTGCGAAGTTCTTTTACATTCTTACAACTTACACGGCTTAGTGGTTCACCCTTGATAGATTGAAATTTACCTTTAGGGTCATAGTAATAGAAAAGATGTTTGGCAGGATAATCCTTAAAATGCCTTTCACCTTTATCATTTCGCTCGACGACACGAATAGTATCGTCCTCGCGATCATAGAAAGCGTCAACGTAACTCATTTTTCTCCTATGCAATTTACGGCTTGCAAATACCAAAAATGCGGTTTATGGCCCAGCCTACCATCTATCTTATATTTAACTAATTAGCATTCTTACCAGCCCAACACTATCAATGGTGGTGAGCAGGATGTAGTTAGCCAGCATCCCAAAAGATTTCCTAGTCCAAGCAGCCCAAGCATACATAGCACAACCAGTGATCCAAATAGGATATAAAGCAAGGAGTGGAGGATTGGGTACTGTGACAGCCATTGTGATGCTACATCCAATTGAGATAGCCCAAGCAAGGAGCTCAATAATAAAACGTAAACGGTTAGATGCCCAATCATCTTTGATCCATTGTATAGTTGGTTGAAAATATTCTATCATTCGGGTAAACGTTTGGTAACGCCCAAAATCATTTCAATTTCATCCCACTCTTCTTCGTGAGACTTCCAATTGTCTTTATGTGCAATCTTAATTGCTTTATTAATAATGCTAGGTTTAACTTGTAGCTCTTCTGCTACGGCCTTAACGGTTTCTTTTAGGCCTTCTTGGAGATCTTCAATTTCGCGCAATACATTTCCACCTTCGTTAATGAGACGCTCAAGTTTAGCCTTTTCTTCTGGACCGTACATTTTTGCCATAGTATTCTCCTGTATATAAAAGTATATTATATAGCCACAAAAAAAGCCAGTCAACCTATGACTGGCTTTTCTACACCTTTTGGTTAAATTACTTTTGATCTTCGCTTAGTACGTCATACATTTCAAATACGCCGCCGTTACGTTCGTAAATTAAACCTGCGTATAGATCTGCTTTCATACCTTCGCCTAGTTTAGCAACAGCAACACGTTGAGCCCAGTTGAACAATTCTGTATCAATTGCATCAATTTGTTGTTGACCGCCGCTTTCTTGAACCAACTGAACCATTTGCTTAAATGTTAGTTTTTGTTCTACACTTTCAGCAACAACTTTCTTAGAAGTTTTAACAGATTCGTTTTTCTTGCCACCAAAGTATTTTGCCTGCTTGTCGCTCATACCTTTCTTGCCATCTTTCTTGTTACCGCCTTTTTCGGCAGCAGCTTTTTTCATTGGCTCTTTCTTGTCACCGTCTTTGTCAATGTCTAAGAAATCTGGCTTTGCACCTTCGTCCATTTTCTTTTCTTTCTTGGCTTTTTTATCTTCTTTATCAGACTTTTTAGCCTCAACCATTTTTAGGAATTTAGACTTAAATTGTTCTGGATCTACAGATTCTTTAGCAGACTTACGAGCTTTTTCTTTACGCTTCTTGTCGTCCTTGTCATCTGAACCTGGATCGTATTCAAACTTGTCACGAGTGTGTTTTACACCTGTTGCAGTTTTTGTTAAAGTACCTGTTGAAGTTTTCTTTGTATCGCCAGTTTTAGCATCAGCGTCAAAGCCTTCTTCAACTTCTTCTTTCTTTTCTTCTTTTGCTTTCTTTGCTTCAGCAATGTAAGAAGATTGTCCAGCTAAAACACGCAATTCTGCGTCTTCGTTTAACTGTACAGATTTTGGTAATTGAGGAGCAGCAGGAGTTTCGATCTTGCCGTCGATGCTCTCAATTTTAGTAATTAGTGATTTAAAGTCCATAATAAAAGTCCTAAAAGGTGTATACTTTATTTATCTTTTAATGAAGTTGCCTTCGCCAAAGATATTAGTTTTCATATTTAATGCGTTATCTGTTGGCTTTTGTTTCTTGGGTTTAGGCTGCGGAGGAGCCTTTGTGCCAGATTTTCCCGGGCTACCAGTATAGCTTGTTTTTCCACGAGCTTTTCCTGGGCTAATATGCGGATTTGCAACGGTAGCAATATTACCTGCTGAAGTAGCACCTGCTGTGGCTGTTTCTAAAAGTTCACTTATTTTCATATTAATATTTATCGCATAGCTAGCTGGAATGCTTGATGTTTTTCTTTACGTTGATCTAGATGTTTCATTCCTGGATTAATTGGTTTAGTTACAGATTTTGTATCTTTAAAACTATCAACTTTATTAGCAACACGGGTTTTCCAATACCATACTGCAACTTTGGCAGCAACTTCAGGTTTTTCTACAAGCTCTGGATGTTTTTCTAAAGGAAGACCTAGAGCTTCTCCGGCTTTTTTATAATTTTCTCGTCCAGTTAACTGAATATAACCACGTCCCTTATATTTGGCACCGTCCCCTGCTTGTTTGTTTCCTAAAATTTTTGCCTTGCGAGGAGCGTATCTAGGATCGTATTTTTTAAAATCTAAAGATCCACCAATTTCTTTCATATGTTTAAAGTCTAATGTTTCGTGAGCACATTGAGCTAGAAACGCAGCAAGCTCTGGCCCTTTTATACCTGCTTTCTCAGCAGCCTTTTTAAGGTACACTTCGTGCGGATTTCCTGTAACAGATTTAGCAACATCTTTTTTGCTAATTGTTTTTAACGGATCTACTTTTTTGGTATGTTGTTGTTTTGCCTGTTGTACAATTGCAGGTTTATCGTTTTGGTTTTTTACTTTGCCTGCCTCTGCACTAGGACTGTGCCCTAATGCGGCAGCACCTAAAGCAGCACCGGCTACCCAGTCTTTCCAACCTTCCTCTAATTCTTGAGGAGTAATAAACTCTGCTGCTCTCATACTTGACTAAAGGGATTAATTTTTTCGTCGGAGTCAATGCTTTGTTTTTCTGGATATACTAGATACGTGTCTACACCAGCAATACCTCCCATAAACATTCCTTCTTTCATTTTATGAATAGGATCGTTGGGATCTAAGACGCAGTCTTCTTCACTGGTTTGTACATTATATGTTACACGATATTGTTTCATACAGCAAAACTACTCCCACATCCACAGGTTGTTTGAGCATTTGGATTTTTAATTACAAATTGACTGCCCATTAACTCTTCTTTATAATCTATGACAGCACCTTGTAGGTATTGCATACTCATAGAATCAACAAGAACTTTAAAATTTTCTAAAGGAATTTCGAAATCATCTTCGTTTTGTTCCTCGTCAAATGTAAATCCATAACTGAAACCAGCACAGCCTCCGCCTTGTACAAAGGTTCGAAGAGCTAGTTTAGGATTGTTTTCATCAATCAATAAATCTACGATTTTACTTTTAGCTGATTCAGTTATCTCAATCATTATGCAGTAGCCTTTTCACCTGTTCTAGATACTTCCCATTTCTTGCCAGTCTGTGCAGTTTTCTTACGGCACATATCTTGTAATCTACGAAGCTGAGCCATTTCTCTGTAATCGTCGGCATATGTTCCTTGACCTTGAAATACTTTCCATTTCTTGCCGTTAATGTAGATAGCAAAGTTGTTTGGAGGTTCTGTATTACCTTCGTCCCAGTCGTCTTCTCTATTTCTACGTCCAAATCCGCTTACGCTACTATCATAGTCTCTTTGATAAGCATCACGTCCAAAACCTGCTTCTGCCATACCTTTTTGCTTTGCTTCTTTTTCTAGGTCTGCCTTGCGTTGAATAATGGCCTGTTTAATTTCAGGATCTTTTCCGGCAATTGGATCCATTTGTAGGTCTTGTAGGGCTTTGCGTTTTGCTTGAAGGTCATCTTTATTGCGAAGTTCAGTTTCATCGACTTTATTCTTGTGCTTAACATCACCTTGCTTTTGTGCTTTCTTTTTATCTTTGTGTGCGCCGGCACCGCTAGTTTTTTGATTCTTAGCTACAAAGTTTCTTGGTTTACTTGTTGGTATAATATCTTTTGCTCTCATGACGACCTCTTTTGTTTTGGACCCTTACGTTCCTTCCATTTTTTATCTGTCGAACACCAATAGCGTCCGTATCCTTCCTCAATGCTGTCAATCATAGGATCGATACCTCTACTACGTATTCCGCCTTTCTTACGAATTTTTGCAAGCTCTTCTAAAGCATGACGAATTTGTTCAACATTCATTTTTAATTCATCAAATTGTCTTACCATAGTCTGCCATTCGCCTGGGCTAGCACCATCAACTCTACTGGCTAAATCTTTGATTTGACCCGCTGCTCTTAACATTCTATATTTAAGTTTAGCAGGATTAGCTTTGTTGTGACTATGAATCATAGGATCCATTGGATCAGCAGGATCTAATTCGATAGGTGCTTCTGAAATACTTTCGGTAATTTTCATACCTTTACGAACAGCAACAAATAAAGGTTTAGCAAGTTCCCCTGCACCTGTTGCTTCTTTAAATCCTTCAAAATCGTTATTGGCAGCGGCAGCTCTTGCTCCACTGGCACTTACACCAGCAACGCCTTCTGCACCATCTTCTCTATCTCCGCTTGATACAAAATCTAGAACATCAAATTTATAGAAACCGTGTGCTTTACCTTCAACACCGTTGTATCCTTCTAACAATTTTTTCATATCTTCTAAACGATCACTACCTGCAACAAACGTAGCTGCATTATAGCCGTTATCATAAAGATAAGAAGCAACTTTTACAACTGTATTAAGACCGGCATTATCTACAACATCTTTAGCATATTCTGGAAACATTTCTTTAATAAACTTTATTTTAGTTCCATAATCTAAAGGATTCTTTTTAGCATCTTGACTTTGACTAACAAATATCTGCATATCTCCGCCCTGGGCTTTCATAGTATCTAATACCTGCTTATGGCCAATGGTAGGTGGATTCATTCTGCCAAAGCAAAATGTAACGTGTTTTGTTCCGCCTTCAAATAATTCAAACAATAACATTACTTGTAATCGCCTTTTTCTATATGTTTTTCTTGTTCATCTGCAATGCGTTTGGCAAGATCGATTAATTTTTCTTTGGGGAATTTTTCTTCTTTATCTTTAATATCAAATTTATCGCAATAATGTCCTACTGCTGTTTCAATAGGTCTAATGTATATTTTAAATACGTGAGGATTACCCTTGTGTTCTCTATGTTTTTTAATGGCAGGGAAGAAGTGCTGATCTAAAATTCCTGTATCGTTGTCAATAAAGAACTTTAAATCGTCTAACCAGTCAATATCTTGCTGGTCGTCTTTTGGTGCACCAATAGGGCTAAACATTTCTTTCAATAACATAGTATCTTCCGTAAGATGATACTATATTTATCGAAAGTTTACTGTTAGCAATTATAACGGACCGCAATAATTTGGCCGTCTTCGATGTGGTATTTTGCGCGAATAAACACAAATTTTCCGGTAATATTTGTGCTTCTATTAGAATTTGAGCTATCTAAATCAAACGTTTCTGTATGAACGTCAAACCAATCATTATCACCGGGGTGAAGTTCTAAACTTGCTTGTAAAGCAATAGTACCTACAAATCCCTCAGTATGAAACAAGACAGTATGTATTCCGCTGCCGTTTTTATAATATCCTGCGCCTCTGCTTTTATCGGAATAAAATACCGCATCTGCATCTGTGCCTGCATCATAATCTCTGTTATATGCAGAATGCACACTGATATTTTCTAATAAATTAAAGGTTTCAAAGCTCATCACTTATTTATCGGAAATAACAAAGTTGTAGATTCGACCTACGACTTCCGAATTACGGAGTTTTAGCATCAGCAGAGTAGCTTCGTCTTCAACTAATACATACCTTCTATCCCAATTCCAGTCAGTGTTTAAAAACCAATTTTCTACAGCAGGTGTGCAAGTAACTTTACCATCTTGTTTCTTAAGCCAATCCAGATAACGTTGTTTTCCTTCTTTATCGCCTTTCATTTTGTGAGGTAATAGATATACTCTATAATTATACCTACCTTTGGGCAATTTATCTACAGTGATATAATTTTGATTAGAATTTAATAGATCAATGCTAGAAGTACTAGGTTCAAACCGATGCCGTAAGATATATTCAAACGATGTAGAAATTAAATCATAAAAAGAATTGTCGTTAGTGTATACGTCAATCAGACCACTTTCTATTCTTAGGCTATATAGATCTGCGGTATATTTTTTTAAAAATTGAACAAACGGAAGAATAACATCTTTATTATGCCAAGCTCTTTGTTTAAAAGAAAAATGATTTGTGTCTGGATCTGGACCTAGACAAAATTGTTCTACTTCATCTAAATTTTTAGTTCTTAACAAGGCACAGCCTTCTATTGTAAAGCTGGCCTTGTATAACCATTTACCGTAAAATTTACGAGTTGTCTGTTTGGTCTTCTGTGATAGCATCCGATTCTACCTTAGCTTCTTCAGCGGCCCGTTGTGCTCTGAGTGCTTTCTTTTCTTCTTTAGTTAATGGTTTAGGAATTTCTGCAACTGTAAAGTCTAGTTTATCATCAACAATATCTACAGTTACTCGACCACCATTAACTAGATCGCCAAACAGCACACGACGACTTAAAGGACTTTTAACTTCGTTATCGATAATACGAGCCAACGGGCGAGCACCCATTTTCTTATCATAACCTTTATCTGCTAACCAACGAGTAGCTTTAGCTGTAAGAACAATTTCAATTCCTTTATCTTTAAGTTGACCGTTGAGATCGCCAATAAATTTCTTGACAATTTGTTCAACAACTTTTTCGCTAAGTTTATTGAATTTAATTACAGCGTCAAGACGATTGCGGAATTCAGGAGCAAAGAATTTTTTAATTGCTTTATCATCTTCGCCGTCGCGTTCTAGTTCGCCGAATCCAATGGTATTACGTTCGTTATCGGCAGCACCTAGGTTAGATGTCATAATAAGAATTGTATTTCGACCATCTGCTTGTTTACCATTTGATCCTGTAACAAACCCGTTATCCATAAAAGCAAGAAGAATGTTAGAAACATCTGGATGTGCTTTTTCGATTTCGTCTAACAATAAAATAGAATTAGGTTGTTCTTGCAGTTTAGTAATTAACTGACCTGCGTTATCTTCGTAACCAACATACCCTGGAGGAGCACCAATTAACCGTGCAACACTATGCTTCTCTTGATATTCGCCCATATCGAAACGAATAAGTTGCATACCCATCTTGTCTGCAAGTTGTTTAGCAGTTTCTGTTTTACCGCAACCTGTTGGGCCTAAGAATAAGAATGAACCAATTGGTTTGTTAGGTGCTTTCATACCTGCTTGTGCAACCATAACTTTGTCAAGCAATGTGTCAACAGCTTTATCCTGACCGTAAACAACGGATTTCATTTGTGCATCTAATCCTGAAAGATTTTTGCTTTCTTTTTGTGCTACAGTCTCTAAAGGCATATTGATCATCTTGCTAAGTTCGTATGTAACTTGTTCGATGTCAACAATTTGATCAATGCCGTCCATTGCTTCGTCGTCTTTAAGTTTGTAACGAGCCGCAGCACAGTCAATGATATCAATGGCCTTATCTGGAAGTTTCTTATCCGCCATATACTTGACAGATAATTTAACTGCTTGGTCAATAGCCGCATCACTAATTTTAACATTGTGATGTTGTTCATAATACTTTTTAAGACCTTTAAGAATCTTAATAGTGATTTCTGGAGTAGGTTCTTCAATACTTACACGCTGGAATCGACGCATTAGAGCACGATCGCTTTCGAAGTATTTTCGATATTCTTCCCAGGTAGTAGATGCAATAAGTTTGATAATACCTTTGGTAAGAATAGGCTTAAGCATATTGGCCATATCGTTAGAACTTTGACTTGCAGCACCTGCACCGTTCATCATATGCGCTTCGTCGATAAAAAGAATAATTTTACCTTTCTTTTCAAGTGCTGATAAAACTGCTTTTAATCGCTCTTCAAAATCACCACGATATTTACTGCCAGCAAGCAATGAACTAATATCAAGTGTATAAACTTGATGATCCTGAATGAATTTAGGGACTTTCTTTTCAAAGATCTTACGTGCAAGTCCTTCTGCAATAGCAGTCTTACCTACACCTGGATCACCTACCATAAGAACGTTACTCTTATTACGTCGAGCTAGAACTAGTTGAATTTTTTCAATTTCATCATCACGACCAATAACAGGGTCAATCTTACGCTGCTTTGCTTTGAAGCTTAAATTTGTACAGAATTGATTTAAAATTCTATCTGCTTGATTTGTATTAACAACTTTATTTTCGCTCAATTCGACCTCTTCTTCCTGTACAAAATTTTCTTGGAAATATTTTACAAATTTTTCTTTAGTTACACCACCTTTTGTTAAGAAGTAAAAGGCAAAACTATTCTTTTCTGATAACACACTGATGATTACATCGGCCACTTCCATTCGTTGACGGCCGCTAAACAACACCTGTGTAAAACAACGATTAAGCACACGTTCCACACTATTAGTTTTCTTTGGCTTAATATTTGGATTTGAAATCTTGATATCGTTAAGATTATTTTTTAGATAATGTTCAAGATTAGTTTTAATAAAAGTTGAATCTGCACCAAAACTTTCTATAAGTTTGAATGATTCATCGTCGTTCATAATACCAAAAACAATATGTTCGATGGTAATATATTCGTGACCTAAGTCTTTTGCAACTCTAATAGAGTCTTCAAAAATTTCTTGAAGTTGCTTACTTGGTTCGATCATTATTTAGATTCCTTCTTTAAGTTGTTTAATCTGTTCGATTTGATTATTGTTTAAATTCTTAGGTATTAATACTTTAATTTTTAACATCAAATGACCTTTTTGTCTAGTCCTCATATTAGGAAGACCTTCTCCTGTTATCCGTAATGTTGTGTCTGGTTGTGTTCCTTGCGGAATGTTAATTGATAATTTTTTTAAATCTAACGTCGTTATCTCAACTGACGTTCCTAAAATTGCATCCCAAACAGATATTTCTTTTTCTAAAAATAGAGTTGCACCTTCTCGTCTAAAAATAGGATGGTCTGCAACAAATACATTTACTATAAGATCTCCGGGTCGAAGAGAAGGAATTGAACTGTCTCCCATACCTTCGTATCTAATTTGTTGACCGTGTTCTATTCCCTGAGGAATCTGAATGTTGATCATTTTAGGTTTTCCGCCCGGCATTGATAATTCGGCGGTAAAATCTTTACCGTTTAGGACATCTTCTAATGTCACGGTTACGTTTATGTTTAGGGATTTGTTTTTCCTCATCGGTTGGCGACCAAAACCTCCAAACCCAAAATTACCAAACAAATCATTTATATCACCTGCACCAAAATGGAACTCAAAAGGATTTCCTGGGCCGTGATGATGGAAACCTCCCATTCCTGGTTGTGCATTAGGATCTCCGCCCATATCGATAATCCGTTTTTTATCAGGATCGCTTAATGTTTCGTAGGCAGTAGATATTTCTTTAAATTTATTTTGGTCACCACCGCGATCGGGATGATGCTTCATCGCAAGTTTACGATAAGCCTTTTTAATTTCGTCGTCAGAGGCACCTCTCTGTAAACCTAGTGTTGAGTAATAATCCATAGTAACATTATACAATAAAAAAAGGACCACGTCAAGTAGTCCTTTTATTTAAGTAAGATTTACTGAGCTCAAATTATTTTTTATCTGGCTTAGTTCCTTCAACTTTAGTGCCTTCTTTCTTTTCGTGTTTTTTCATAGTTTTGCATTTTTCAACTTCTTTACCTGTTTTGGCATCTTTAGTTTTAATGCAAACTTTTTCTGCCTTAGCTGGCGCATCTGCTGCTACTGCTGTAAATGAAAATGTTGCTGTAATTATTAGTGCTAAAAGATTTTTCATATCTTTCTCCTTTTAAATTTCTGGTTGATCAGGTTGAACCGGCATTGGTTTACCTGAACTGCTGGTCATTACTTGAGCCTTTGGCGCTCCAAATCCTGTACTGCTACCAAAGCCGCCTGCTGGTGCTGCTGGAGGTACGCTTCCAAAGCCGCTTGAGCTAAAGCCTCCTGTGGTGCTTGCTGCTCCGAAACCTGACGAAGCTGGTGCCTGGAAACTGCTCGGTCCTGCTGGAGGAGGGCTAAATGTTGTTGGTTGTTGTATTCCGCCATTGTTTGCTCCATTTAATTTTTCTTGTGTACGACCAAATGCCGCAATACCTAATACCGCACCCATCGCGATATGGAATAAACCAGCACCTTGTAGTGTTAGTGGATTCCATTGTGTAATAGGACTATGTGTTAGAGTTTGTAACAAACTCCATAAGATTGGAAATACTACCATGTCCATCATACAGACAACCATATACATCCAACCCATCATTGGACGCCACTTAGCATTCATCCAATCTTCTTTTTTCTTTTCGCTTTCGCTCTTTACTTCTTCTGTCATGTGTCGCTCCTATTCAATTTAAAACCAAAGGAATAATCCGTTGGCTGATAACAATATACCCACTCCTGCTACTGCAAAACTACTCCAAAACATTGGCATACTAACAGCAAGAATACTTGCTGATAAAACAACAATGGCTAATTGATATGCAGTTGATGCATAACCAATCCACGGACTTGATTTTTTGGCGTGTTCGCGATCAGCTTCCATCTTACGAGCATTAACAGCAATTTCTTTCTTGTCGCTGTCCATACGTTCTGCTTCTGCCTTAAACTCTGCCTTTAGTTTAGGATCGCTGGTGGTCTTGCTGGCAATCTCATAACTAACTAAACGATTATTCTTGGCCTGATATTGTGCCCAAGCATTGTTAGCACCTAGGGTATTGTTAAGAACTGTAGAACTTAACTTGCCACCATACCAACTGTTAACTGCTAAGAATAAGGCAAATACGGAAATAACCATACCTGCTTTGTCTTTAATCTTTGCTTCTCTTTCGCTTCGAGAACCCGCCGCTGGCTTCGGCGCATCTTCCTTAGGTTCTTTATTAATCAATTTTAAAATTGAATCATGCAATGCCATTTATACGCTCCTTGTAAATGTGCTATGTTTATTTAACACTTTCTCTGATTTTCTTCTGTCCGTTATACCATTCAACCCAGTCATCTACTTTTGCTTTACAATCGTAATATTCTTTATAATTATCTGCAACAGTTTCAACAATTGAACTTAATTTGTCGTTTTTAGGATCTACAGTTTTTAGATCTGGACAAGCAACTAACAAATCTTTAGGAACTTCCGGAAACGGCGGAATAGTCGTTAAACAACCTGTTAACAATACAGCAGGAATTAATAGTGCTAATCTTGTCATTTCTTAGCCTCTGGATTAGTTGCTGCTTTGTTAATTATTTCATTAACCTTAGGGTCTAATTTACAATCTGCATTAATCTGACGTTCTACTTCTTTAATTTCAGTTTTAACAGTATTGTAATATTCTACACGAACTTTTTGTTTTTTCTTGCGTTCTTCTTCGAGTTTTTTGTTAAGATTATTAGACTGGTCTTCCATTAGAGCAACCTTGTCTTCTAATTCTTTAACTTTTGCTCTCCAAGATGCTTCGGTATCGTAGCCGCCCTTGAAGTAAACACCGCTAACTAAAAGGGCAACACTTATGATCTGAATCAATAAATGATAAGGAGCCAACGCTGGAAACCAGCGAACGATCCGGTGTAGCAAAAAGAAACTTAATACTGTACCTATGATACCTGCCAACAATACTAAATGTATAGCATACATTAATACTGAATCAGGTATCCACGCAAGCAACCACATATTAGGCTCCTAATACGTGTAGTGCGTGGTTATAATGTTTAATACGATCTTCTAAACCAATAGTACCACCGTTGATACGCTTGGTTAATGTTAGAATGTCACCTTTGTCTGCCCATTGATTTAGGTTGTTTGTTTCCCAGAACCAGCAAGCTGATTGCACAGCACCTTCGAATGTCTGTAGATATTCACTGGCTTCTTCAACAGGAATATCTAACGACGCAGCAAACCAAGTATAGTTTTCTTTACCAGTTAACTGAATAAGGCCGCGACCACAATAACGGAAACCATCGCCGCTATGCTCATCACCGTTGCCCATACGATTTGCATAGATTCTATTAGCAATAGCTTCTTGCTTGTTGGGCAATGAAGCATATTGATTAGCAATGTCGTCATTCGGAAAATATTTAGGGAAAATCTTACGTAGACTCGGAGCACGATAATTTAAGTTTTCTTTTAAAACTTTGAAACCGCCTGATTCGTGAGCGCATTGTGCTACAAAAGCTGCTACACGCTGCGGAGTATTAATTTCGTAATCTGGAAGAATCTCGCATAGTGCATTATACCAATGATCTAGGTATTGATTACCGGGAATCATTTGTCCTAACTGTTCTTTTGTAAAATCAAACGTAAAACTCATTATTATATCCTTTTCAATAACATAGAACGACTGCCGTTGTTAAAAACAAAATTTTCTCCAACTTTATTAATGTTGTAGTCGCCTAATACTTTAGTTAGCCAAAACATCTCGCTAGTTGCTGCTTCGTCAACTGAATACCCGTCTTCAATGCCTTCTAAGATAGATTCGGTTGTACTGTCTTTAACAATCTGTAGTGTAATTTTATTATTGTAAGGTTTGTGAATAGTGATAACATCTCCATCTAATGTTAAATCGTCCATTAATGTTTTTGTAAAGAACTGTTTAACATTTTCTGTTTGCATCTTATGCATAAACCCTTTATAATCATTAGGAGTATCTGGGATACGTTTTAATGAATCGCCTGATACTTCGTGTACTTGATTATCTTTATAATATTTAAATTTAAAATTATCAATACCTGTTAGTCGTTGAACACCATAGGTTAAGTCCTTAATCTGTTCTGCTAGCTTTGGAGTACGACTAATTTCTACAAAGACTGAATACTCGCCACTATTGTCTTCACCAGAACTAACATCCGCGTCTAAAACAAATGAATATCCTTTTTCAATGAACTCCATTAAGTCTTTTGCTGGACTTCTATCTTTTACTTTGAAACTAACAACACAGACGTCCTGATCTTCTCCCATTTTTGATTTGAAGCTGTCTACTTCAAATGTGGGATGGATCATTTCTTGTAAATCTAAAGGACGAAGACCTTCATTAAGCTGCTGGTTGTTCTGCTGCTGGTTGTTCTGCATTTGCCATTTCCTGTGCTTGTTGTTCTGCTGGATCGATATGAGCATTAACGCCAGATGCGCTAACAATGTCTTCAATCTTATTCTTATCTAATTCTGTATAACCTCTATTAATATCAGACATTAATTTCTTAGGCATTTTAATTTTAATCATCCATACTGGATGACGATCTAGTTTACCTTTTCTTGTTCCTGGTCTAATATCATCGGGGTCTTTAATTTTTCTAACAGAAGATATTTCTGTTTCTGCAACCTGAACCTTGCAACCGTATTCTAACAAACGTTTTGCACCTTCGGGTTCCGGCATTTCATCTTTAGGCCACATAAAGGTACATTCTACAAAATAGCGACTTTCGTGAGGTCCGGATACTAATTCACCGTCGAGCCAGTTGTCAAAAACATATACATCTAGTTCGTCAATTACTCTCTCAAAATCTTTGAGTAGATTTAAACTATTGTTAGAACCGTAGATCTGTTCTATATTATTAATAATATCTTTAATATCGGCCATGATTTCTCCTACTTGTATTTATCGAGATAATTTAATCATTACATATAACTTTTTCACGAAAATGTTAAATAAAAATGTGTTCGGTCACGGACACTACGGTTTTTAGGGTCCGTGCCTAGCACTTAGAGGAGGGCTAACCTTAATATGAAGAGAAATAGAGCGCAAAAGCAGCAGCGTAACCAAGCAGATCAGTACGATCCACGCTTTGACAGTAATGTAATCAACATTGATCGCAGATTGAACGAAAAGCGCAAGCGAGTTCAAATTTATCCAAAAAATCTAAGTCAAGAGACTTATCTACTTAAACTAAACGATTCCCAGAAAAAGATTGTATTTGCTATCGGCCCAGCCGGTACAGGTAAAACTATGCTGGCCGTGCAGTGGGCAGTAGATCAGTTAAAATTTGGGCAAGCGGAAAAGATCATTATTACAAGACCTGCTGTATCAGTAGACGAGGAACATGGATTCCTCCCAGGAGACTTAAATGAAAAAATGGCCCCCTGGACCAAGCCTATTTTTGATGTTTTTGCTGAAAACTTCAATGCTAAAGAAATTCAACATATGATCGAAGAGGGGGTGATAGAAACCAGTCCTTTAGCATATATGAGAGGCAGAACATTCAAAAACGCAGTGGTAATTGCAGATGAAATGCAGAATGCAACACCTAGCCAGATGAAAATGTTGCTGACGAGATTAGGAACTGAGTCTAAAATGGTTGTAACTGGGGACTTGCAACAAGCAGACCGTCCTAGCAACAATGGTCTTTTAGAGTTTTTACAACTCTATAATAATTTTAAAGACCATCGATACGTAGACCTAGTACAATTTGACGTACAGGATGTAGAACGCCACGAGGCGGTAAAGGAGATTTTATCTATATACGGTGACTGTTAATCCTTAGGGAGATAGGGGGTCAACCGATCCCCTAGCATCCTCTTGTAAAATTCGAGCATATCGTCATATCCAGCATCTGGATTGAGCCCGTTTTTTACGCACTTCTTTTCCTTAAAGTCTAAGATGACTTTAGCGGTTTGTATGTGCTTCATTCTCAAATTATTTTTAAACTCTGTTACTTCGTCCCATAGGCCTGTGGGCTTACGAACATAGGTAACAATCATATAACGTTCACTCATCTAATTTCTCCACAACAATTCCGCTTTTTTCAAGGAATTTAATTCCTGTATCATCTCGATAATTTTCTCCGTAGAACACTCGACTAATGCCGGACTGATAGATAAGTTTAGCACATTCTATACAGGGGCTGTGTGTAATAAAAATATCAGCACCAAGACCGCTGTTATGTGATTTTGCTAACTTAGCAATGGCATTTGATTCGGCGTGTAATACTTCTGGTTTAGTTTTTAGACCAAAATGAACGTTACAACCTGCTTCTTCATTCCATTCTTCGTAGGGATACTTGGCAAGAAATTCATCTGGATCAAGCCATCCTCCTGCTCCGGAGTCATAATCTCTATATTCGCAGTTGTTTTCCCAACCTGCGGGCATACCGTTGTAACCATAGCTGATTACTGTGTCGTCTTTGACAATAACGGCGCCGACGTGAAGGCGTTGTGCGTGACTTAATTTTGCAACACGTTTTGCCCAGTCTTTATAAAGATCTTTAAATTTTTGTTTCATAACAATTTAGCAAGTCTTACCAATGTAGCAGCAAGATTAATTTCCGGATCTGCACAGATTGTATGATCTACAAGACCTTGTTTAATTAATAGAATTGCTTTGTCTTGATTATCTTCTGCTCCAAAGATATCTAAGTTGTCATAAAGCCAACGATATACTTCTTCCATTTCTTCTGCGCGAATCTTACCACAGAGCATCTTACGTGCTTCTGTGATCTTGCCAGCCTTAAACAAGGTAACCATATCAAACTTCCAGTCTGCTTCGCCTTGATCGCCTTTGTTAGGAGCAGCTAGTTTGCCCTCATTAACATTTTGTTGTACTAGGTTAATACACTTACGAAGGTCTGGATAAGTTACCTTTACGTAATTATCCAAGGTGTCAAGATCAAAGTCCACACCTTCATCGACGAGGATAGTAGCCACACGAGCAGTAAACTCTGTAATATCAGTACGTTCGACGTGGAAGCCTTGACACCGCGAATGTATAGCAGGAATAATACGATTGGGATAGTTACAAGTAAGAATGAAGCGAGCTGTTGCATGGTATTCCTCCATTACTCCGCGGAGTGCTGCCTGTGCGTTCGGTGAAAGATAATCGGCCTCGTCAAGCAATACAACTTTGAATGGGCCAAAAGGAATCATTTGTACAAAGTTTGTGATCTTGTCACGAACATCCTCAACAGAGTTTGTACGCGATGCGTTAATTTCTAACACATCATAGTCTTCAATTCCTAATTCGTGAATAAGAATCTTAGCAAGAGTAGTTTTACCAATGCCTGCCGATCCACTTAACAGTAAATGAGGAATGCTTTGATCTTTAATCCAAGTTTCAACTTGACTGCGTTGATGTGCATCTCTAAACACATATCCATCAATCCTTGCTGGACGATACTTCTCTACCCACAATTCTTTCATACTAGTTCCTCTGCAATGCCTAAAATTTCTGCTGCAATAATTAATGCACCTGCAAGAATAATATTTTGAGGCCAAATAAGAGCAATACCAGCAGCAACACGTACAGCACTTTTTACAAGGCTAACATAAAAATGTCCCTTGCTTGTATCTTTAGGTTGGATTTCCATTTTTTAATCCCTTATTAATTTCAGCGGCTATGACACGTTGTCTTAGTTCTGTTGTTGAAAAATTGTGTTCTCGTTTATTAAAATAAAACTCAATTCCTCGATCATTACATTCCCAGCGACCTGTAAAATCCTCATTTTCGTATTCTTGTCCTAGTATTCTAACATCAATGGGATAAGAAAGCAAGATATTTACAAGGTCAGCTTCTGTTTCGTAGACTAGTATTTCGTCAACGTACTTGCAGGCCTTGAGTTGCTCGTAACGCTCAAATATACTTTGAATAGGTTTATTTTTAATTCCCGGGCGATCAATTGTAGGATCTGTTTGTAGACCTACTATCAAATAGTCGCATTGAGTTTTTGCTTCTTTGAGCATCATAATATGCCCGGCGTGAAACAGATCAAATGTGGAACAGGTGAATCCTTTTTTCATTTCTTTTCCACAAAAGGTTTAAGGTCTGGAGGAGTCCAGCCTAAGGGTTTGAGTACTTTGCCATCTTCACGTTTACGAACTTTACCAGTCTCGGAATCGATCTTAGCAAAATTTGTACGCATAACTTCTTTCCAACCACCTTCTCCGTCGAAGCCGGCTGAATGAATTGCACCTACAGTAACAACAATAAAATCTAATAAAGCATCTAAAGTTTCAACTTGATCACTATTGTCAATCGCTACTTTTAATTCTTTCCATTCTTCTTCCATTAAATCAAGATACAATTTAAACTGATCTTGATTAAAGCCTTCAACTGTTTGGTCGCAGGCTCGCATAAATTTCTCTTGATCACGAAACGGATTAGTCATTATTATTCCTTTGATTTTAATATATTAATGATACGCTTTTGTTCTTGCCCTGTCAACCAGTCTTTTTCCAACTCGCCAAAATCAGGAGCATCTTTTAGAGCACGATCGATAACTTCTTTAAGGAGGTAAAGTTCTTTTTTTAGTTCAAACGCGGTAAATCCGTCTGTATAAGAACTAGAACAATTTCTGGAGAGATTGTGTATTTGGGATGTTATTTCACTAACATCCCAAGACTTCTTGAAACCCATTACATAAAGTCTTCTGGTCTAATATTTAGACTGTCGCCATTTGAAAACTCTTGTCCCCAATAGGCAGTATCGGGACGTTCATCCGTAACGGCAAGTATAGAAGCAACTTCTACTTTTTGAACTTCCTTGATAGATTCACCGTCGTCAATTTTGATCTTACGAGTCCAACGACCGTGTTCAATAAGGATCCATTGTCCTGGCTTAACATCAAGTTCACACCGTTCGCCTACTTTATAGACTTGAGCCCAACGAGGCTTAACACCGTGTGCCTTACCGTCATCGCTTTGGATGACAATGCCGGATTTGGTTGTTTGTTCGCCCATATCCATATTATAAACTAAGATATCCTTAGGCAGGGGGCGTACCTGCATTTGTCGTGCTTCGAATTGTGTGGCCATCTTTACCTCATTTTTTATTGCCGCGAGTTGCTACTTCTTCACGCAATGCATTTGGGTTCTGGGCATAATAATCTTGTAAAACCTGTTCTCTAGTTCTAACAATTTTTCCACCTTCACCTAACTCGTCACCGCGAGCATTTACTTTCATATTTCCTACTGCGGGAGTTTTTTCAAAACGTAGACCCATTTTTTCCATGTCTACTTCTTTACCGCGCATACTCATATATGTTTTACCCATTTTATATCTCCTTGAAGAATTCTTCTATTGGTAAATTGTATTTAATACTATCTATCTTATGTACCCCTATCAAATAGAGTACGTAACTTGCTACAGAACTTCCACGTCCTACACCCCAAACTACATTGTTTGCCCTAAGAGTATCTACAATATACTTCATAACATAGAGTACATCAGACATACCGTACTTAATGTAAAGTTCTAGTTCCTGACTTACTCGATCTCTTTGTTCATCAGTTTCGCACATTCCGTAGAGCATTTCTACAAGATTTGGATAATAATCGTCGGGAATGAACCAGTGTTTTGGATTTATTTCTTTAGGTGGTATTGGATAATGCAGATGTTCTTGATGTATTCTATTAACGTATTGAGTTAGATCATCAGAACAGGGGCAATGTTCCAAGATATCTGGACCGTGCCTTAATATACCTTCTATAAGTTGTTCTGTTGTGTTATTAATCGACATTGATCAATTGACCTAAATCACCATCTGCTTGTTTCAATTTTTGTAGATGCCTTTTGCTGAGCTCTTCTTTATATATTGTAATACAAGTTGATAGTTGTGTCAATAGATCTGCGCTGCCTAAACGTGCGGCAGCGTAATATTTTTTGTTCAATTCAAGAAGTTTATTTTCAACTTCTTGATCTTTTAGATTGGTTAAATCACCAATTAGTGGATGAAACATTAGCTAAATTGGCCAACATAGTTCATAAAGAATGTGTCTGGGCCGTGTCTCCAAATTTCAACAATAACAGGATCTACATCTGATAACGCTTCTAGATCATACGCTCCTCCAACAGATGGAAAATTATTTTTCTTCTTTTGAGTAGCACCAGTTCCTGATAAAGAAAATGTAATTTCTCTTGGTGTAAGAGCATCGTTAGTGTACAATTCTAATGTAACTTTACCAACTGATGTCGAGTCAGCTGGAAAGCCTGTTAAATTAAATGTTGCATTATCACCTAACGTAATGATTTGATATGCGCCACTGGCAAATTCAATATCTACTATTCCGCTTGATATTGCCAGTTCGGATGGAATTATTACATCTGTTGTGTTAACAAACATCGCATTAACGATCTTGTTTCCAAAAAATTCATTATCCTGGTCAGTTCTTGCAGCGTTTTGTTGTAGATCTTCAATTTCACTTTTAGCTGCTATAAAGTTATCTTTAATTTGATTAAAGTTGTCACGAAAAACCTGTGTATCGTTATCCTGCCCAGCTCTAGGAAAGTTTTCGTTAATTGCTGCGTAATTAATGTTGCTTGTCACGGTAATTTTTCTCCACGTTGCGGAAATGCAAGGTATTTATCCTCTATCACTCCGTCTATAATATCTATTACATATCTATCTGCTTCAAAATTAATTGTTTTAAAATCAAACCCGCTGGCTTTAATTCTTGATAAAACTGAAGCAGATGCGCCTGGATTACAATAGCACAATGGAAGTGCTTTTGTATATCCTGTTTCGTAGGTTGATTGGTCTTGAATACTCCTCATCCAAAGAGGTAAAAATTCTCTGTCGTTGTCGCCTACAGTCTTAATTCTATTTCTCATATTTTTAATAGAATTTGGAAATATACGTTGATGGTCACTGTCACTAACTAACGGAATATCGCTATCTATTTTAATAGCATCGTAGCTTACTAAGACTTTACTTTTTATTGTATTTGATAAGTTTATGGTATCTTTAATACTTTTACCATTTTTTTCAAATTCATCAACTATTTCTACATAGATTAATTCGTAGATTGTTTCTTGAGTAATAGGATCTTTAGCCTTTACAATTTTTAAATTTCCAAATTTTAATTTTTTATTGTAGTGATTTCGACTGATTGCCTGGACATATTTTACAGCCTCAACACTTTCAATGCCTGCAAACACTAACACTTTCAATGAAGTTTGAACTCCAAAATTTTTATCTCCATAACGATATAAATCGTCCGGTTTAAAAATAGTAACATCAGTTATAAAATCGTACCACGCCAATCTCTTTTCTTTAGTTTGAAATGCTTTTAGATAAAGATTAGCAAATGTTTTTGTATTATCTGATATTACAGTAAAATAAAAAGTCTTATCGAGTGTGGCAAAATTTACAGAATCTCTAGCTCGAATTGTAAATGTAAACTTCTTGTCAAAGGTTGTTGTTCCTTGATCCCAAGTTCCACTAAATTCTCTACTTAATGTAGAGCTGTCTTCAGCTGAATCTGTTCTTTCGTAAAATCTTGTTAGACCATCTCCCGCATCATCGGCAAATTGTTTTACTTTTCCTTCAATAAGCCCAGTAGGATAGAATGTTAATCCTGGCGGCAATTTTCCACTGACCCATTCGTAGCCTATGTGTCCTCCGTAGAGTAAACTTTCTGCCTCTACAGATAATCTGCTAGGCTGATTTGGTTTAATAGTTCCTAAGTCAGAATCTGAAATCCAATTAACAGCACTTTCGATCTCTCCAATAACATCAACTGTAAATGTTTTATCTGCATACGCTGTTCCTTGGAACCAATAACTTACATCGGTTGGTAATCTATTTTTATGAGCAGTTATACAAACATAGATGTTATTTTGAAATTCTACAGCATCGTTTATTGAATATGTTATACCGGAATTCCAAAGACCTTTATATGTATAATTTGTGTAGGCTAGAGTAGATGAAAAATTAGTAGCCCTAATTGTAAATTGATATGTTTTGGTTATCCTTGCCTGATACGGTACCTTCCCTGCAATCTCTCCGGTCATTGTGTCAATTTCAGTTCCGGGAGGCAACACACTTTCACTGTTATCTGGATTTGTTGGAACAAGAAAATATACAGTAGTACCAGTTAATGTCGGCGGATTATAAACATCTAAAAATATAATTACATAATTATTTGCTCTAAAACGTCCTAGATAACTTTCAGTAATCCATAACGGAAGTCTAAAACTACTAGCGTCTGCTTGGAATAAATTTGTATCTACTTGTACAATACTGTTATCTGCCTGTAGAAATTCTTCAGTGACAACATATATTTTAAACAATCTAGTCTCGGTATAGATACCGTCCGATATTCCTACAACAAAATTATATATTCTACTTAATCGTCTCGGGGTTCTGCTTGGATCATTGTAATCATAGGTTACATCGTCGTAATAAAATGTATCGTAACCGTTTGATTTAGCTTCTACGAAATCTAATGGAACAACGTCCAATGGTGCTGTATCGTATCCCCCGTAAGGATTACCGGAATATTCTAAAGCAAATATGGGATCAGTAAATCCAGAAATTATACCATCTTTACTTAAACTTAATCCAGGAGGTAGTTCCCCACCGTTAGGGACTAGATAAAATTCTAAATTATCTCCTGCTGTTAAATCTGTATCTCTGGCTTCTAATTGAAAATTAACATAATCGTTATCGAGAACAAAATATGCTTCGCCTCTGCCAACATTTAAAAATCCTTCGTTGGTCAGCCAGTAGGGTCTGTCAGCACCGTCGATGCCTATGATAAAAGTTTGATCTTTTAAATCATTACTATCTTGTGCTCGAATAACAAATTTACTTTCTGTATATACTCTAACTTCTACAGGAGTACCTGTTATTGTATTTCCGGTAAGTTTTAAACCTCTTGGTAAACTTCCTGAAATAAGTGTAAAGGTGATATCCCCAACATCTGAAGATGCTTCAATTATTGTTTCTGATATAACTTTTTCAGGTAATATCCCTAAACTTCCTGCAGGTGTGATCCAGGTAATCATCTGGACGTCTCCTTAAACAAACGTGCCGCAGTCTAAATCAAAACGTCCCGGAATAGTAAATGTTCCAAAATCCATATTTGTCATAGCATATAGAAATTGCAATGCATTATTGTATTCACTGCCAATCGCACCAAAATCGTAGGAAGTTACAATATCAGTTACTGGAACAACAGTTTTAAAATAAACTGTAGATCCAAATGTTGAAACTTCAATATCATTTCTACTAGTAGTAGACCCGCTTGCAGGCCCACCACTTAATGTAATTTGTGTATGCGTACTGGCCAGCATTGAACCAGAATTGGTGTCAAATCTAATAAATGCGTCATCGGCAGTACTGTTAACAATAATAGCATTACCAGTATCGTCTAACATCATTTTATTACCGGATACTAAATTTTTAAATTGTAATTCTGGACCCACTTTTTCTTTAAAAATTCCATACCCAGTTGTTCCTATATTGGAAGCTGTGATTGTTAGTGACGAATTTAATTCTGAAAAATTAGCATTTACTTTCTGAAATGCTGTTCGTAGATCATCACCTAAACCGTCGTTTACTACATTACCGATGTTGATTGTCTGAATTGCCATAATGCGCTCTCTTTTGTTTTCCTGCTTAGTATTTATCGTTAAATAACATTCATATGCTCGATGATAAAATACACTCAGATAATGAATTTTGGATCAATTTAAAATGGCCTGCAGCACCTAACGAAGCGGATTTTAAGGTATTTGAGCAGTATTGTGTAGGGCAAGTTTTGTTGTTAGGTAGCACTAAATTGCTGTTACCGTTAGCAACAGAAGCGTGGGATTTAGAACCCAAGTATGTAGATCCTAAAATTAAGAACAAGGACTGGTTTACACTAAACAAGCACTGGGATACTATTATTATAGACGGGGGACTAGCGTTTGGAGAGCAGTTCTGTAAGGATTTGCTTAAACTTGTACTTCCATATTGTGATCGGTTTGTTGCCCGTGCTTTTTTAAATCCTAATTGGCCCACAAAGTATGCTGTCTACTTTCCTAGGGCGCACGAACTTAATCCACAGCCACAAGAACACCCTATCAACGAAGTTTACACATTTTATATATGGAACAAAAACCCACAATACTAGCTATGTATTCCGGCGGCCTAGACAGTCTAGGCATGGTCTACAAACTATTAACTGAAGATGAATACAAGGACCATGACATCCACATACATCACGTTCACAATAAAAATGTAGAACAGCGTTGGCGGGCTGAACAGATTGCAGTAGATCTTGCCACTAAAGAACTAAAGCGATTAGGTTTTGAATTTGCCTATAGTGAAAGTGAAATAGGCACACAACCTTTTGGCCGTAATTTCTTGTACGACACTGATAGTATGAACTTCTTTGCTGGCTATGTCTGTAGTGTAAATCCAGACATTAAAAAAGTTGCTATGGGTATGCAGGCCAATGATCATAATCAACGCTTAGAAGATCGCCGTATTCGTGCTAACAAAATACTACAGGCATTTACGCCTGCAGAAAAGATATTTCCTGTAATGAACATGACCAAGCGTGAGATCTATGACATGTTACCAGAAACTCTGCGTAACATGTTTTGGTCGTGTCGTGTGCCTGTATACAGTGAAAAAAATATCACACCCTGTGGACGGTGTGATACTTGTCGTAAACTCAAAGAGCAGGGTATTCGTTAAATCGCGCCTGGATAGTTGCCAACAGTACTAGCCCAAGATGATCCTTCACCATTGCTACTGATGCGTAGGTCGTTAATCTTGCCAACGTATCTATTTTGAGTTCCTATATTTGTAACGGTAAACGTCCCTATACCAATAAAGGTCTGCGGTGGTACTTGTCTAGTTATAAAGGTCTGTTGAGGAGTACCGCCATTAAGCACCATAATCGTATTGGTATTAT